AGAAGTGGCAGGGCGAGACGCTGGACATTGTCTGGTTCGACGAAGAGCCGCCGTCAGACATTTACACCGAAGGGCTGACCCGCACCAACGCCACGGGCGGCATGGCCTACATGACGTTCACCCCGCTGCTGGGCATGTCGGAGGTGGTCACCCGGTTCATCACTGAGTCAAGCCCCGACCGATCCGTCACGAACATGACGATTGACGACGTGGACCACTACAGCGACGAAGAGAAGCGCCGAATCATAGAGAGCTACCCGGCGCATGAGCGTGAGGCACGCGCCAAAGGCATCCCGACGCTGGGCAGTGGCCGCATCTTCCCGATTGAAGACAGCGCCATATCCATCGCGCCGTTTCCCGTGCCCGCCCACTGGCCGCGCATCAACGGCCTGGACTTTGGCTGGGACCACCCGACCGCCGCGGTGCAGTTGGCATGGGACCGTGACGCGGACTGCATCTATGTGCACAAGGCCCACCGCATGCGCGAGGCCACGCCAGTCATCCACGCGGCGACGGTGAAGGCGTGGGGCGCATGGGTTCCCACCGCCTGGCCACATGACGGCCTGCAGCACGACAAGGGCAGCGGCGAGCAGTTGGCCAAGCAATACGCGGCCACCGGCCTGCTGATGCTCAAGGAGCGGGCAACGTTCGATGACGGCTCCAATGGCGTCGAAGCCGGGCTGATGGACATGCTGGAGCGCATGCAGACGGGGCGATTCAAGGTGTTCTCCAACCTGGACGACTGGTTTCAGGAGTTCCGCATGTACCACCGCAAGGACGGCAAGGTGGTCAAGAAGGTTGACGACTTGCTTTCTGCCACGCGCTACGCGCTGATGATGAAACGCAAAGCGAAGGTTCGCCCAATGGAGACGCAAAGGGCGGCTGCATGGGTCGCTTTGGATAAAGAGATTGGGTACTGAAATGCAAGCCACCAGCAACCACGGGGGCGTGCAGCCCCAGGACCAGCAAGACGATGGCGATATGCGCGCGCAGTTCGTGCAGACGCTGCTGTCGCGGCGCAGCGAGGCCATTGCGGGGCGCGCTGGCTCAGGGATTGAGGAAGAGTGGACTGAAGACGAGGAACACTACCAGGGCATTGATGACGCGAACCGGGCGTATCAGAACGCGAATCAGCTTTTCCGTGGCCGCAAGGCTGCCATGATTGGCACGGCGCCCAGCAACAGCGGCCCCACGCGGTCGGTGGTGTTCCTGAACATCACGCGCCCCTACACCGACGCGGCCAGCGCCCGGGTGTCCGACATGCTGCTCCCAACCGACGACAGGGCATGGGAGATCAAACCCACCCCATTGCCGCGCCTGAACAAGTCGCAGCTCACCATGCTGGCCCAATCCATGGGCATGGCCGACACGGCCGAGGCGCAGGCGCAGATTGAGGTGAATCAGGCGCAATCGCAGCAATCTGCCGCAAAAATGCAAGAGGCCATCGAAGACCCGCTGGTCGAGAGCAATTGGCACGGCGAAGTGCGCCAGGTGATTGAGGATGCCGCACGCATCGGCTCTGGAGTGCTCAAGGGGCCGTTTCCGATTCAGCGGGCAGACCGTATGGTTTCCAGGGATGCGATCACGGGCCTGACCTCCGTGGTGCGCGTGGACAGCATCAAGCCAGGCTCCAAGCGCATCGACCCCTGGAATTTCTTTCCTGATCCAGCTTGCGGCGAAGCCCTGCACCACGGCAGCTACACATGGGAGCGGGAATACATCGGCAAGCGCCAGATCAAGGCCATGCTGTCCGACGAGAGCTATGACCGCGCCGAGCTGCTGGCCGTGCTGCGCGAAGGCCCGGCCCGCACGCGGCAGGGAACAGAAGCCGTGCACCGGGCCAGCGATGACGAGTTTGAGATGTGGATCTTCTACGGGCACTGCGCGCGCGATCACTTGATGGAGATTGGCGTCGAGCTGGATGATGGCGACGAGGACCGCATGCCAACGATGGCGGTGATGCTGAACGACCGGCTGGTGAAGACGGTGCAAAGCCCCATCGAGAGCGGCGAGTTTCCCTATGACGTGCTGGCATGGCAGCGCCGGCCAGGGATGCCGTGGGGCATGGGCATCAGCCGCCAGATTCGCACGGTGCAGCGCATGCTGAACGGCGCCACCCGGGCGATGATGGACAACTCTGGTCTTTCTGCAGCTCCGCAAATTGTGGTGGGCAATGGCATCACGCCCGAGGATGGCCATTGGGGTTTGCGCCCTGGCAAGGTGTGGCGGGCCAATGCGGACGCCGACACATCAGACGTGCGCGCCGCTTTTTCCGCTTTTGTGGTGCCGAGTGTGCAGGCCGAGCTGATGAACATCATCAACTTCTGCCTGAAGATGGCCGAGGACACCACCGGCATGCCCGCCATGCTGCAGGGAATCCGTGGCGATGCCCCGAACACGCTGGGCGGCATGCAGATGCAGAACAACAATGCCACCAGCGTTCTGCGCCGCCTGGCAAAGCGGTTTGATGACTATGTGACGCGCCCGCACATCCAGCGTTACTTCGACTGGATGATGACCTACAGCGACGACGAGAGCATCAAGGGAGATTTCGACATCGAGGTGCGGGCATCGTCGGCACTGGTGGAGCGGGACGCACAGCAACAGTTCCTGCTGCAAATGGTGGGCCTGGCGCGCGACCCCACTTATGAGATCGACCCCGCCAAGCTCTTTGCCGAGTTGTGCAAGGGCCAGCGGCTGGACCCCAAGAATTTCCAACTGGATGCGCGGCAAAAGACCGAGCGCCAGCAGCAGGGCCAAGACCCCACCTTGCAGGCCAAGGCAAAGCTGCTGGAGGCTCAGGCCCGAAAGGCCGACGCGGACGCCACGAACGTGGGCATGGAAACGCTTTACAGCGGCGTGCAGACCGGGCAGGCCATCTCGATGAACCCGGCCGTGTCCACGCTTGCAGACGGTTTGGCGCGATCTGTCGGGTTCAAGGACATGGACCTGGCGCCCATCATCCCGCAGGCGCCTGCTGGACTGGAGCCAATGGCGCCCATCGCCAACACCAATCCCATGACGCCAGCCAACCCAGCCAGCCCGGAGATTGGCGTGCAGCAGGGCATTGAAACGATGGCTGCTGACTGATTCCCCCCGGTAGGGTTTGTTTCAGAGAGTCGGCACGGGAACACTGCCAACGCATGAAGGGCATGGATTTCACATCACCAACGTGGCGAACGCTTGAGCAGTTGGCTCGAGACCGCCTTGAAACGCTGCGTGAGAAGAACGACAGCCCATCAATGGACGCACTGCGCACCGCCGAGATCAGGGGGCGCATTGCGGCTTGGAAAGATTTGCTGGCGCTGGCGAACCCGGCCCCGGCACCCATCGCTGATGCTGGTGGCTATTAGCGCCCCGGCCTTGGCATACGCATCAAGGAGTGCATGACGCATGGACGCACAGCAGCAGGAACTGGCCGCTTTTGAAAGCAGCATTGCCGAAGCCGCAGGGGCCGAGCCGACCACCACTGACGCAGACGATGCGCCGGCCGTGGAAAGCCAGCCGACCGAAGCCGCAGGCGAGTCTGTAGAGCATGAAGCCGCCGAGCAAGCCGCAGGCAAGGAATCTGGCGAAGGCAACCCCGATCAAAAGGAGAAGCCAAAGGCAGAGGACGAAGACCCGGTATTGCTCGATGGACTCAAGCGAAGCGAACTCCGGCGCCTGCTTGGCAACGCGGCTGACGTAGAGACTTTGAAACGCCAGATCGACAAGGCACATGGCCACATTGGGGAGCTGAATCGACGATTCCAGCAGACCCAGGCCGCAGCACCGCGCGCAGCAGCTGCGCAGGAGTTGCCGCCCGATCTGCAGCAGTTTGAAGCCGACTACCCCGAAGTCGCTCAGTACGTTCGTGCGCTGGGCATCACGCCACAGCAACGCCAGGAAGCCCCACCGGCTGATGTGCAGCAATCCGCTTATGTGGATGCACAGCCAGCGCAGGCCGGGCCTGACCCCTTGGCGATTGAGATGGTGGTGATGGACCGCATGCACAAGGGATGGCGCGAGAAGCTGGCGACACAGGAGTTTTCCATGTGGCTGGCTTCGCAAGGGGATCAGGTGCGGCAGGCATATGACACGGCGCAAACCGCCGATGCCATGGCCTCCGTGCTGGGGCAGTACGACCAATGGGCTGGCGCCCGCACCGCAGCAGCCGACAAGGCCGCCAAGGGGCAGCAGCGTTTGCAGCGGTCGATGACCCCAAGTGGCAATGCGCCACGGCCCCAGGGAGCGCCCACGGAATTGGAAGCATTTGA